GTCAGTCGTCAAGGGTCTTTTCAAGTTTTTCAATTGACTCTTCCATCTTCGCAAAAAACGTATTGATATCATCTCCTGGTTCTAACCCAAACAGTAAAGCAGAATCAAGAATTCGATTTCTCATTTCTACTGCGTCTGGGTCATCAGATAGAGACATTCTAAAAATAAAAACTTTTTGTTTTTCCAAAAATTGTTTCATCGTTTCTAGATGTTCCCTTTTTTTATCTGTATCAGAAAAAGGAATTTCCATCAATTCACTAAAAAGTTTATGTTGTAGTTTATCAAGTTCAAACAAAGATTCTCTGACTTGTTCTGAATCAAAAAATCTACTCATAAAACAATCTCCTTGAGAATTTCTTTATACTTTGCTACGTCAATATTTAGGAATGGTTGATACTTTCGAATTCTTAAACTGACGGTTTCCCACACTGGGTCTGTTAATTTTTTATCAAACTTATTAACATAACCCAATATCATATCCAATATCACCATTGTCTCTAAACTGATTGCTTTTTGAAAATATTTTTTGAGAATCTCTGGGTGCTGATTATTTTTGATTTCAAATAATTCTACAAAACTATCTTTGTTTATAAAAACTTCTGCTTCTGTTTTAAATAAGTAAAAAAGACTTTGAGATTTCTTTAACCAATTTGTATAAACTTGCTCTCCATTTTCAATGATTTCACCAATCCATAAAGATTGAGTATCATTACATTCAGCAAAGTTTGCTACAAAATATGCTTTGATTTCATCATCATTCTTCTGCCTAGAAGTTCGTTCAAAGAAATATCTATCCTTTCTCTTATGAAAAGAGTCCAGAGATGCTCTGGACTTTCCACAATACTTAAAGTAGTCGTAATTTTCTTTTGTAAAATGATTTTTGAATGCTAAGTAAGTTTTATATACATCAAAGGGTGTCACAACGGCAATTTAGCAGCACGAGTAGTTTTTTTCAAAAAATTTAATTCCGTTGCATCATTTTTAAGTTTCTCCTTCAAAGGTTTAGAAACTAATTTAGATATAGTATCAATTTCAATACTATTTTCTTCACAATACGTGACGATTGCATCAATATAATTGATTTTAGATTCTTTGACAATATTCTCTATATCCTGAGCAAACTTTTGAGGACACAAAAATTTGCTGTCTATTTCTTCCTTGATTTTATCATTCATATTGCTGAAGTTTATCTCTAACAAATTCTCTAATATATTCGGTGAGTAACTTGATGTACTTTCCTTTGTCGTATTCTTCATAAATTTCACATTCTCCGTTTTCACAAGCCATTATAATTACAAACTTCTTTACCATTATACCAGTCATCTCGTATAACATGCAAGCATAGGCAGCACACTGTACGAAATAATGCTCAATCCAATCTCTTGGTTTTGGTTTCTTAGAAGTCTTAAAGTCAATAACTGCCAATTCACCATTATATTCTGCAATACAATCAACAGTTCCCGCAATACCTAAAACTTTGCTATACAAAGAGTTTTCAAGTGCATGAATATTATTTATCTTATTCAAATAAGGTTTCGCAATCCCAAATAACATTTGCGAAATTGGAAGAACTTCAGAATTAAATTCTTCATTCTTCAAATACATTTCAGCAAGTGTATGCATATCAGTCCCACGACTGGTTGCTTGCTTTGTGATTTTATTTGCTTGTTCTTCTCCTACTTTCTTTCTCCAATCAGCAAAGAACTGACGGTTCTTATGACTGGTTACAGAAGTAATAGAGACAAGTCTTAATAACTCATCCTCATTGGGAACCTTATAATAACGAACCCCATCAATAGTCTCCCTCTCTAATTGAGGGAGATCCAAATCCACATAGTTAAACATCACAACCCGAGTTCAAGTTTTGCAGTAATATATTCTTTCACAAGTCCAGAACGAACAATATCATCAACACCAAATTCTACCAACTCAAATGAATCCATTTTTCTCAAAATATTCATAAAGTCAACAATACCATTCCTTTCATTTCCTTTTACCAAATCAGATTGAGTTGCATCACCACAGAAACAAATTCTACTATTCTCACCCACACGAGTGATGATAGAATCCAATTCGTGAAAATTAAGATTTTGCATTTCATCAATAATGATGATTGAATTATCAAGTGTTGTACCACGAATGAAAGATGTGCTCCAAAACTTAATGGTTTCTTGTGATTTGAGATTACCATAAAGCATCTCAAAGTCAGCATCACTTGGCATCTGGAACATATACTTTACCATATTCTTATAAGGAATTTGATAAAGAGCAGACTTATCATCGTGGTCGCCTGGAAGAAAACCAATCTCACGAGTTGCTACAAGAGAACGAACCACATAGATTTGTTCGTATGGTGTTGTTTCATCAAATACATCTTTGAGTGCGTTGTAAAGAGTAATAAAGGTCTTACCTGTACCAGCAGCACCATAAGCAACTAAATGCTTACCTTCTTTATATGCTTCAAAAAGTTTTCTTTGATTTTCTGTAAGAGGTTCAACATCAACCAAATATTCAGCACTAATTGGTTTCTTTCTCTTTGTTTGCCTAGTCGTCAAACCAACTCCAATTGGGTGGTTATCATTGCTCCTTCTTTTTCTTGCCATAGTTAAATAGGTTTTACGTTTGCGCCTGGAACTTTTGAAACCTTGTGTAGAACATCATTCCATCCAGGGTTTCTTCTAACATGTCTACTCAATAAATCACCCACCTCCCCAACATTCATTTGTGTGGGAATGAGTGGTTTGATATTTGGATTTTCTTGGAGAAAAGGTTCCTTTTCCGCCATATACATCCATTTTTCAAAGATTTCACCAGTTTCTGTATTTTCGAATCGATAAGTTGGCATTATTTTAATAATATGTAAAGATATTTATTCCAATGTAATAGAAGGTGCATCCATACATTCAGGGCAGTTTTCTCTACCCCAACCAAGAGAAGAAGAGATTGTAGGAAACTGACAGGTAAAGATACAACGGATTGCTTCAGCAACCTCCATATGCTCCTTCTGGGTGCCGTGAGCACTACGAAGGTCGATATAGTGCATCCATGACCTTAGAGAACCCGACATATACAAACGGGTCTGTGTTGCCTGTGGGAGCACGAAACGGGCACATTCTTTTGCTACTCCTTGAGCAAGAAGAAGATTGTAGATATTCAAACTCTCTTCAAAATGATTTTTAATCAACAAACTCATAGTTTCTGTTAGATCACTTCCAAGATCGTCCGTACTATTTTGTCTATTTTTTGTATCTTGTCTCCGCAGATCAGGTACAGGAAGTTCAACTTGAAGTTCCGTACTATCGGCATATCTTTGACTGAATTGTTGGAATGTGAAAGACCTATGACGCAAGATTTGCGTAGCAATCGCCAACGAGGTATTAATTTCAACTGTGAGGAATGCATGTTCAAAGATGCTCCAGTGTTGATTCTTAATACAATATTTAAGCAATCCTTCAAAGTTTGAGTTCTCTTGATTTTTTGGATTACTTACACGGGCACAATAAGCAATATGTTGTTCTGCGTTTGGTGTGGCAGAAATGAGTTTAACTTCTGGTTTCATTTTCCAAATCCTTTTGATGTAAGTTTTTCCAATTGAACAAGTTCGGTTTCCACAACTCTCAATTGTGATTTCATTTCTTTCAGTTGTTTATCTGAATACAAATGTTCCTGTTTGATTAATTTTTTAAGTAGTTTAACCAACTGTTTTGATCTGCTAGTCATCATTATCCTCAAATACTTCATCGTAATCAATAATTCGTTGATTACTTTTTACTTTATGTGCTTGAACGTCTGTATAGATTTCTGCTTTCAAAGAATCTAAAAGCAGTTCCATATTTCTTATAATCAATTTAACTTTTTCTCTATCCATATAATAAAGTTATCTCATCTCATTCTAGCATAAAAAAAGGAGGGAATCAATCCCTCCTAGATTATTAACGCATTGCCATTGCAAGTTTTGCTTGGTGTTTGCGTTGTTCTTTTTCTTTTTGTTGCTTGATTAAAACAAGCTGCCAGTTGTTTTTAGTTTTTACTTGTGACATTAGGTTTTCTCCTTAGTTGTTTAGATTAAAGAGCGTTCCTTCAGTCGGCGTTTGCGTCTATTTTACACCTTTTGGGAGTAACCTTTTTGATTTCCCAAATTAAATCATTACGAGTTTGTGGAGGCATATTTGCCTTCATAACTCTTCCAATAATCAATTGTGCCTGAAGACAACTGAGTAAGAGTGTTTCCATAGATGAACGATCCGTTCCGCGTCGGCTTACTTCCGACCCAAAATGGGTTGAACGTACTGTATATATTAGCATAAACATGAAAAAGTAGCAACAGATATTTTTTTTGTATCGTGCTGCTACTTTTATCTGCGTTTTTTCGTTTCTTTGGGAACATACCCATACATCTTTGGATTTATTTTTCCATCAGTCCATTTAATTTCTTTCAGTGCTCCCTTTCCATACTCATCATAATAAGTATCAAACACTTCAACCTTACCACCTGCTTGTACTATATCATATTTTTCTGTATCTTTTACAAGATACGTCACAAGATAAGAATTAATAGGAAGACTTGTATCTTTTGATAATGATTTATCGCAGTCTTTATGTATAATATTCAATATTTTTCCTCCAGTTTTCAACCTCTATTTCCCCAAACAATATCAGGGTATGCTTCCGAAATAATCTCTTTATTGACTTTATATCTACTTTCAAGTTTCTTATCTTTACACAAACAAAGAATTTCTGCTTCCAAAGGATGCAAACCTTCCAAAAGATTTACAAAAATATTTTCTCTACGAATTCCATTCAATGTATCGTTTCCACCTTTAATAAAATTATAAAACTTAGTATATTCTTTACGAATTGTAGAATATCTTTGATCAAGTGCTCCTATTGATGAACCATTCATTTGCTTGATTGCATCTTCAATTCTTTCAGACATTGTTGATATCTTCATATCATTCTCACCAAAAAATGGAACATCACCTTCTGGTAAAACAGATATTATTGATTCATCAAAATTCCAAATAAAAATTGCTTTTAATGAATCGTGTTCGTAGGTTTTAAGAACTTCTACTTTCTTTGCCTTTGATCTTTGTTTTGAAGCAAGAGCAAGGATTTCAAATATAAATGGATTTGGAGGAAGAATTTCGAGTTCAGTCTCTGTCTTCTTCGTCGTCGTTGTCGTCGTCATAATTTTCAAATCGTACTGCTAAAATTTCGTCTGGTATAAGATTACCGTTCTCATCAAACATTTCTGGATGAGTGTAAAATTGTCTAACTTGATTTTCATACAAGTGAGACTTCGTTAGCCAACCTATTACTCCACCCACAAGTAAAAATAAAAAAGTTAATATAGTGAAAATGGTGAGTTCTGATGCTAACATTTTTTTTCTCCAAGAGATTACGTTTTCTTTGCCACTCTTAGTTCAATTTTAAAATGTATCTCTCGTTTAAAAAGAGAAAACATTTTCCCAAAACTGAACTGTCTGGAATCCAATTCTGGTTGATTTGTCCCTCCTTTTTTGCGAAGTAATAACTCAACACCACGATTGATGTCTGTTCTTCCAGAATTATTTATAGTACTCATTAAAACATATTATTCTCTTGTAAGTACTTCACGGTATCACTACATCCACCAATATGTTTTTGTTCAAAAACAACTTGTGGAAATGTAGAACCTTCTCCAAATTCAGCATAGAATTGCTCTCTTGTAAATTCAGTTCCAAGTTCATAACAAATAACTGGGTATCCTTTTTTGACACTCAAATCACCCAAAACCATTTTAATTTTGTCACAATAAGGACAACCTTTTTTTGAATAAACTGTAAAATTCATAAAATTATTAATAAGGGTATAAGAATTATTAAAATTGAAATTAAGGTCCCCATTACATTTGCTGCAATGGGGTAGATACTACCATCATCCATGAATGTTAAGACGCATTATTTCTTCTTGGTCTATACTTATATAGATTTGAATTTTCTTCTGGTTTCATCCATTTTACTATAGCATCTCTTTTTGCTTCTGTAAAGAAGTCTTGATTATAATACCACTGCTCCCAAGGAGTATGTCCCTTAGATTGATTGCACGAATGACAGCAAGCAACTACATTAGTCTTAATGTCCAGACCACCCTTACACTGTGGAGTGATGTGGTCTAGTGTGATATTGTCTTCTGAATTACAATAGGCACACTTATGTTCCCATTGTTCTTTTATAATCCTCCTCCACATTCGTTTTGCTTCTGCTTTACTTGTTGTCTCTAGATTAAACAGATAGTCCTTGAACGAATGTAGAGGAACCATAAGTATTTGCAACTTATGATTATTTAGAGATTAAACTTACGTCTGTATGCTTCAAAGTTTATTTGAATTTCTTCATTTGTTAATTCACGATTATAAATCATCACATTGTTCCATAAGCAATCATAATTACTTGTCCCTGTTCCAAATATTTTATCCAAATTAATTTCATCAGAGTTGTTCCAATCATTCAAAGAACCTAAAGTTTTAGTAGATGCATTTGTGGATATAAAAGTATAGTAGTTTGTTGTTACTCCGCAAACAACAAAAGTCCAATCACTAAATGATACTGTTTGTGTTGATGGTATGCTTGATCCAATTGAAGTATTATTAGCAAAATTTCTACCATAACCCCAAACAATTCTCACAGCACCTTGACCACCAGTTCCACCACTTCTTACAAAAGTAGTAGTGTTGGCCCTCATCGTACCTCCTCCTCCTCCATAACTTCCAGCAACTGATTTTGTAGTTTCACTCAAACTAGTACCCCCACTAGAATTTCCACCAAAACCACCAGAATTATTAGACCCAGGAAGAGCAGTCTCACCCCCTGGGGCACCAACTGCACCAGTAAATCTAGTCCCATCATATATACCGACTCCACCACCATAATTATTCACATCACTACTTAAGCTACTAGAAACACCACCGCCACCTCCTGCACCATTGGTTCCATATCCACCTGTATTATCTGTGAGATCGGTCACATTGCTTCCTCCATTTCCACCACCAAATCCTGATGTTCCATATCCACCTGCTCCACCTCCTCCACCACCTCTACCACCACGAAAAGCAGAAGATCCAGCTCCACCAGTTCCACCCGATGTTCCACCACTTCTTGCAGTTCCTGTAGAAGAACCTCCACTTCCACTAGTACCAAAATCACCAATTGAACCTGCTACTCCACCACCTCCACCTCCACCTTCAAGAAGTGAAGTTCCAGAATGTGATCCTGTTTTTATATAACTTGATTGACCTGAAGTTCCATTAGTAGGAGAAAACTGAGAAATACCTCCAGTACCTCCAGAACCAACTCTAATATAAAGAGTATCTCCAGGAGTTACAGAAAAAGAACCATAAGCAACTCCACCTCCACCACCTCCTCCAGCACCACCACCACCTGATGATGATGGACTAAATCCACCTCCACCTCCACCACCACCAACACAAACAGCAGTGACAGAAGTTACACCAACAGGAACAGTCCAAGTTGTAGTACCAACTGTAGTTAATACCTGCTCTCCATCAAGAGCAGCACTATCTTTCATCTGCCATCCATTAGAAGTTCCATATCTTCCAAATTGTACTGAAGTTATAGAACTTTCCTGTTGAAACCAATAATTCCATCCACTACTCGTTAAAGTTTGTGGTTTTACCATCATACAAATCGTAAATCCTCTTCCCGTAGAGGCACTTACACTTACATTTGTATTGCTTATATAAGATGAAGATCCTGTTGATTCAAAATAACTTGTTGTCCCTGAAGATACAAATGTTTGATTAAATGCTGTATTAGTCGCACCATAACCAACTAGATTCTTGATTGCTGTTCCAACACCAGAATATGACTTAGTATTTCCCGCATCATTCGCATAAATCAATCCATTAATAACAATACGAGGACTATGTGCTATTGTCATTATACTTTTTATTTTTATTTTTATTTATTTTAAAAATTTAATTTTTAAAGATTAAACTTACGTCTATATGCTTCAAAGTTTATTTGAATTTCATCATTTGTTAATTCACGATTATAAATCATCACATTATTCCATAAGCAACTATAATTGTTTGTTCCTGTTCCAAATATTTTATCCAAATTAATTTCATCAGAGTTGTTCCAATCATTAGAAGATCCCAAGGTCTTAGTGCTTCCATTAGTTGATATAAAAGTATAATAGTTTGTTGTTACTCCACAAACAACAAAAGTCCAATCAGAAAAAGATGTAGATTGTTTTGGTGGTATGGGAGTATTAGAAATACTAGTGGTTGGATACGATCTGCCACTTCCCCAGACAATTCTTACAGCACCTTGTCCACCAGTTCCACCATTTCTTACAAAATTAATTCCCAGAGTACTCTCTGGTCTTGTTCCTCCACCTCCACCATAAAGTCCCCCAGCAGAATCTCCAGTTGTTCCTGAACTTCCTCCACCTCCACCCCTATTAGAATATCCTGATGTGTAGTTTCCTCCAGATCCGTTAGATCCAGATCCATATATCCCAACTCCACCACCAGAATTTAAAATTTCTGTATATGAATTGATAAGTGTGCTGGGTTGGCTATTTCCTCCCCCTCCACCACCACCTCCAAGACCAGAGGTAGCTCTATCTGAAGCAGTAGTCCCAGAAGACATAGCACCAGTTCCCCCAACTCCAGTATATCCACCAGCACCACCACCTCCACCAGAATAAAAACTTCCCCCTCTTCCTCCAATTCCACCAGAACCACCATTAGTTCTAGCAGTTCCACCAGATGTTCCACCAACTCCAGGATTTGGAGATCCTGGACCATCACCTCCTTGTCCTCCAGTTCCACCAAAAGCCTCAAGAAGTGAAGTTCCAGAATGTGATCCTGTTTTTATATAACTTGATCCTCCAGTTGAACCTGCTCCAGCAACATTGGAACTACTTGAAGTTGTTGAAATTCCTCCAGTTCCACCAGAACCAACTCTTATATACAAAATATCACCAGGAGTTACAGATATAGTAGAACCAAATGACAGTCCTCCACCTCCACCTCCACCTCCTCCTTCATCAAAATTATGACCTCCACCACCTCCTCCAGCACCAATACAAATAGCAGTGATAGTAGTTACACCAACTGGAACCGTCCAAGTTGTAGTGCCAACTGAAGTGAATGTTTTTTCTCCTTCTTGTTTTGCATTATCTTTCATCTCCCATCCACCAGAAGTTCCATATCTTCCAAATTGTACGGAAGACCTAGAGCTATCCTGTTGAAACCAATAATTCCATTCACTATTCGTTAAAGTTTGTGGTTTAATCATCATACAAATAGTAAATCCACGACCTGTTGAAGCAGATACAGAAACATTTGTATTGCTTATATAAGAAGTTGAACCTGTTGATACAAAATAACTTGTTGTCCCTGAAGATACAAATGTTTGATTAAATGTTGTATTAGTCGCACCATAACCGACTAAGTTTTTAACTGCTGTTCCAACACCAGAATATGACTTAGTATTTCCTGCATCATTCACATAAATCAATCCACTAGTAACAATTCTTGTCTTAATGTATCTTCCCATTTAATTGCTATAGTTTTTTTTTGTATTTATG